CGCAGCCTGCTACAGGGCCGACTGAACGCGTGGGCGACTGCTAAGCCGATCCCGGTTGCGTGGGACAACGTGAAGTTCACCCCGCCGACCGGCTCATACATCCGCGCAAGCCTGCTACCGGCTGACACGCAGAGCATCGATCTAGAAGGCGCCCATCGCGGCTACATGGGACTGTTCAAGCTGTCGGTGCATGTACCGCTAGGCAATGGCCCGAACACGGCTGAGACGCTGGCGGATGAGCTTTCCGCCCTGTTCCCCATGGCGCTACGGCTTGAGTCCGGCGCGTTTTGGGTCCAGATCACTTCGCCCTGCAGCCAGTACCCCGGCCTAACAGGCGACACGCATTACATGGTGCCTGTCCGGTTCAAGTACCGAGCCGACACCTAGCCATTTTCAAGAATCAAGAGAGCCCGCCAATGCGCGGGTTTTTTTGTGCCCGCTGTTCCAGCACTAACCCTCAAGCGTCGGTCCATGCGGCCGCAAAGGATATCAATTGGCTTTTTCAATTCCGGACGGTACTACCATCCACCTCGGCACCACCTTCGGCACGCCTGTTGCCATCACTGGCATCAGCAACGCCGCAACCGCTGTTGCGACCGCTGCCGGCCACGGTTTCGTGGACGGCGACATCATCGTTCTGAAGTCTGGCTGGCAGCGCATCAACGAGCGCGTGTTCCGTGTGGCTGCGTCGGCTGCCGGCACCTTCCAGCTCGAAGGCCTGGACACCAGCGACACCAGCGCCTTCCCGGTCGGCACGTCCAGCGGCTCAGCTATGAAGGTGACTGCCTTCACCCAGGTCAGCCAGATCATCGGCATCAGCACTTCGGGCGGTGAACAGCAGTTCGCCACCGTGAGCCCGCTGGAATCCGACTTCGAGATCCAGATCCCAACCATGTACTCGGCGCAATCGATCTCGATGGAGATTGGTGATGACCCGTCCCTGGCTGGCTATCAGGCGCTGAAGAAGGCTGCCGATGCTCGCGCCATTCGCCCGCTGCTGATGCAGAACAAGAACGGCTCGAAAATCTACTACTACGGCTACGTCTCCCTGAACGAGACCCCGACCAAGAACAAGGGCCAGGTTGACACCGTGAACAGCTCGTTCTCGCTGCTGTCGCGTCCGACCCGCTACGCCGCTTAACCGTACAGCCATCTAGCAGACCTGCTGCAAGGGTGCCAGAGACGTTCTGGCGCCCTCTTTTTACCTGATCGAATCCCAATAGAGGAAACACACCATGGCCAAATTCAAACTCGCTGTAGCCCCGACCTTCAAGGCCAAAGTCGGCATTCCAGTCCACGGCGGCGAAACCGTAGAGCTGTCGTTCGAATTCAAGCACCGCACCCGCGACCAACTGTCCGAGCTGATGAAGGGCATCGAGAAGCGCAAGGACGTTGACCTGATGGAAGACATCCTGGCTGGCTGGGAACTGGACGATCCGTTCGGCAAAGAGTCCATCGAGCTGCTGTGCCAGAACTTCGCAGGCGCTCCGCGCGAGCTGTTCGGCGCCTACATCACAGAGATCACCCAGGCACGCCGGGGAAACTGATCGCCGCGGCTCGCGCCTTGTACCAGGGCACGGCCGCTGACGACGAAATGGAGGCGTTCGGGTTCACGGCTGAGGACTTCGAGGTTGAAGTCGAAGTCTGGCCGGACAACTGGGGCGCCTTCGAGGTATTCGCAGCAATGCAGACGCAGTGGCGCTCGGGCATGTCCGGCGCTACCGGGCTGGATTACTCGGTGATTGAGCCCGTCATGCGCCTGCAGGGCATCAAGAAGCGCGACCAGACGGAAGTATTCGCCGGGGTGCGCGTGATGGAGATCGCCGCGCTTGAGGTGATGCGGTCGAAATGAACGAAGGAATTCATATGAATAGCGAAGTTGAACAGCTGAAGCGTCGACTGGAAGCGATGGAGTCGAAGCAGGATCAGATGCTGGAAGCGCTGCGATCGATTGCTCGCCACACAGAGCGGGCCGCCAAAAGCGCAGAGCTTATGGCGAACTGGGACTATGACGGCCTGCCTGGGGCGCGGGTTACGGCTTGAGGACGGCACAGGTGATGCGGTCGAAGTGACGCGGCCGCACTGCCTTTCATGGTTTACGGAGAGCACCTAAGATGGGCATTCTGATATCACGGCGCGGAGTGCTGGAAGTGACCGATTTTTCTGATTTGCGAGCAGCCTATAGCAAGTACCGTGCGGCTCGTGACGTGTACTGGGACGACCTTGAAGAAAAGGTCAAAATCCTGGTTGATGGCTTCAGCCAGTATGTGGCGCCTGATCGACCATTCTTTATCGACCGGGACGGCACCAAAAAGCCGTATATCCAGATCGGTAAGGCCTACGGCGCTACCTTCGAGCCGGTGCGAAACGCCAGCCAGCTCGACGAGGAAGGCATGGGCCTTCAGTTCACGCTCGCCGTATACATCGACGAAGACCCTGACTCTCTGCCGAAGGAAGGCTTCACGGTCGACGTGAACATGCGCAAGGCCGAAGGAAAGTATCAGTTCAAGCTGCGCACATCGGCAGGATCGCGCGCTGTGAACATCCCGGCATCGTTCGGAGAAACCGAGCGCGCCGACCTCTACGAAGCGATCCTCGGCGAAATCATGCGCCTGCTGAGTCCGGAGAAGTTCGGCTAATCCACCCATCGCAGCATTAAGCCGAACCGCTGGCAATTTGCTACAGTCAGCCCTTTCTAATGGGAGGGGCAGGGATGGCAGTTGTGAAGTGTAAGGAGTGCGGCGGACAGGTCTCGACCAAGGCCGATTCGTGCCCGTCATGCGGCGCAAAAGCGCCGAAGAAGACTAGCCGGGTGACTTGGCTTGTTCTTATCGTTATTGCTCTGCTGGTTTACCAGGCTGTTTCGAGTGATGCGCCATCTACGCCCGCAACTCAGGCAGCCGCGCCGGCAGCTAAGTCGCCGCTAAAACCTAAAGGTCCGGCGCCGATCGACCCGTCTGCTTTCAACAAGTACACGGTCGACCAGTACCCGCGCACCGTTAAACAGTGGGGCTCGGAAGGGGTCAAGCGAATTGAGGCGCACGAGCGTGCGGCTGCAGATCTGATCGCGACTTCTCCGAAGTGTGACGAAGTGTCGATGATAGGCCTGTCAGAACAGCGCAGCTCACCTCCAGGCAACATCGTGGTCTTCGTAGACTGCTCCAACGGTGAGCGATTCTACGTTGGCCCGAATGACCTTAAGGCAGCTCCGGTAGCGCAGTCCCAAAAAGCAGTCGGCCATAACGCGGCAGCTCAGGCCTGCCGAGAAGCTGTTAGGGCGTCTTCAAAGTTCCCCTCATCGGTTGACTTCAACACGTTTGGGCAGCGCGCAAGCACTCAGCCAACCACCGGGAATACTGTCGTTGAGCTGGATTTCGAAGCAAAAAACGGTTTCGGTAACCTGATACCCCAAACGGCAAGATGCATATTCCCGGCAGACGGGAAGCCAGAGATAACGATCCTAAACAGATAGGGGCGACACCGCCCACAGAGCCCGGCCTAGCGCCGGGCTTTTTATTGCCCGGAGAAAAGCATGGTCGACATTGCCAGCCTCGCTATACAGATCGACACGTCGGACATTGCTCGGGCGGAAAAAGACCTCGACCGCCTTGGATCTAGCGGCGCCAAAGCGGAACGCGCAGCGGGGAACATTGAAGGTGCGCTCACCGGGGCGGCTAAGGCGGCTGGCGTATACAGAGACGCAGCCGGACGACTCCGTGAGGCGAACGGTAAATTCGTTTCTGATGCGCGCAAGGTTGAGCTTGGCCTAAAAGGCATCAATGGCGAAGCCAAGAAGGCGGCGCGTGAGTTCAACGGCTTGTCGTCAGCGGCTACCAAAGTCGGCGCCACGCTCGCTGCTGCGCTGAGTGTTCGTGAGGTCTATCAAGCCGCTGAGGCTTATACCTCCATATCCAACCGCCTGAAGCTGGTGACCAACAGTGCGGGCGAGTTTGCAGCGGCCCAAGCTGCAGTATTCCGCGTAGCGCAAGAAGGCCGGCAGCCGCTCACAGAGACGGCTGAGCTGTATCAGCGCATTGCCACCAATCAGCAGCAGCTCGGGCTGACAGGCGCTGGCGTGGCCCGCGTCACCGAGACGATCAGCAAGTCGCTAGCGGTCTCCGGTGCATCGGCAGCAACTGCGGCCGGCGCACTGACCCAGCTCGGCCAGGCGTTCGCGTCTGGAACGCTGCGCGGCGAAGAGCTGAACTCGGTACTAGAAGGCGCTCCGGCACTGGCGCAGACCCTTGCGCGAGGGCTTAACGTTACGGTTGGCGAGCTGCGCGCACTGGGCGCCGAAGGCAAGCTGACTGCTGATCAGGTTGTCGGCGCTATTCTCAGCCAGTCCGACGCGATGGACGATGCCTTCGGCAAGCTGGCCCCGAACATCTCCGGTGCGCTGACAACTGTTGGCAACTCCTTCACGCAGCTCGTCGGCAAGATGGATGAGACCATCGGCGCGTCGTCCGATACCGCGTCCGCGATCATGGATGTGGTCGAGATCCTGTCCGATCCTGCGACCGTCGAGGCCGCGCAGATCATGGGGACTGGCGTTGCCAAGGGCATCGGCTTTATTGCCGAGGCCGCGAAGACCACTGTAGGCGTCGTCAGGTGGATGGCCGAAGAGCTGGCTGCCACACTGCACGGCGCCGCCTCGGATGACATTGTTCGCCTTCAGGACCAGCTTGAAACCTTCCAGGCGATGCTGGATAACCCGCTTCGCCGGCTCAGAATCGGCGGTGACGGGAAGCCCCTGAAGCTATTCAGCGAAGAGGAGATCCAGCAAAACATCAGCATCCTTAAAAAGATGATTGATGATTATGGTTCGCTGGCGGCGGTACAGGGCGAAGTCGGCAGCTCTGCCGCCTCCGCAGCTCCAAAGATCGAAGCATTCCGTACTGGAACCGCTTCGCTCGGCGCGGCAGCAGACGACGCCGCAGGCAAGACAGACAAGCAGGCAACCGCCTTTAAGGCGCTGATGGATGGCCTGTTCCCCGCCGAGGCCGCACAACGGAAGTACACCGAGCAAGTCGCATTGCTCGACAAATACCTTGATGGCGACAAGCTCGCTAAAGCCATTGATCGACTGAACTACGCCCTCGACGGCGCAGACGCCACCGGCCCTGGCGACTTCATTGAAGACTACCGCAAGGAGCTTGAGCGCCTTGAGGATCAGCTCGACCCTGTAGGCAAGGCGACCGAGCAATACCAGAAAGACGTAGAGCGGCTGAATGATGCGATGGAGCGCGGCGAGCGTAGCCCGGAGCGCACCGCAGAGCTTCTGGCTGAACTTGAGCGGCAATACAAGGACAACACAAAGGCCACCTCCGACTGGGCCAAGTGGACCGAAGGCGCGCTAGACCGCGTTGATTCCGCCTTTGCCGACGCCTGGCGCAACATCGGGGATGGCTTCAGCTCGTTCCGCGACTCGCTCACTGACGCCTTCAAGCAGATGCTGGCCGAGCTGGCTCACATGGCGATCACCAAGCCGATCATCATGCAGATCGGCGCGGCGCTGGGGATCGGGGGCGGCACCCAGGGCAACAACGGCATTTGGGGCTCACTGCTTGGCGGCGGTTCTGGTGGCGGCGGCCTTGATTTCGGCAAGCTGCTCAACTACGGCCAGACTGCGTACAGCATGTTTACCGGCGTCGGCCCTGCTGT